CACCGACATCATCTGCGAAAACTGCAAATACCTTCCAACGAAACGCTCCAGAAATAAACGCAAGCCAATCCCAAAAGAATCTGACGTAAAAACCTTCAACTACACGGCTCACCTGTGGGATATCCGGTGGCTAAGACATCGTGCGAGGAAATGACAATGCTTTTAATTCAACCTGGATTTGGCCTTAGCATCAAAAAATGGCACATGTTTGGCGAGAAAGAGTCTCAACGAAAAATGGTGCTTATCAAGTTGCCATTTATCAGTATTTGTTGGCCAAACAGGGAGGCAGCAAATTATTTGTCTACATGCGCCAGAGCAGCATTTAACGACCCTGAGTGGTTTGTAGAAAACCATCACGCTGTTCGTCAGGCAAAGAGAAAGGCCAAAACGACATACATGAAGGCGTATCGAAAAGCATGGAAAGAACACCGCGATCGATACCAACAAGACATGGAAAAGCTTGAATCAGAAAACATGGAATTAAGACGAAAGCTTGGTGAAGCAAAACGAGACATTGATGCTTACAAGCGACTTTTTAATGGTGAAAGCCATGCTTAGCCCATCCCAATCCCTTCAATACCAGAAAGAAAGCGTCGAGCGGGCTTTAACGTGCGCTAACTGCGGTCAGAAGCTGCATGTGCTGGAAGTTCACGTGTGTGAGTACTGCTGCGCAGAACTGATGAGCGATCCGAATAGCTCAATGTACGAGGAAGAAGACGATGAGTGATTCGTTTAGTAGCTCTGATTATTTGTATTTGGTTTTAGTACCTGTGGCAGAAGTATTCCGCTCTCGATTTCCTGAAGGCTCAGCACCATTTAATGCCATTAGCACTTACTCAAAATGCAGAGTGAAATTTACAGGTAAGCGGCTGGAAAGAGAGTGGCAGCAATTCTGCAAAAAACATGACCTAAAAAATGACCCTGAACTGGAGTATTAAATGGCTAACCTACGCAAAGAAGCACGCGGCAGAGAATGCCAGGTACGTATTTACGGAGTATGCAATGGCAACCCTGAAACTACAGTTCTGGCACATTACCGGATGGCTGGAATTTGCGGAACGGGAATGAAGCCTGACGACCTGATCGGCGCATGGGCTTGTAGCGCGTGTCACGATGAAATCGACCGACGCACCCATAACCTCGACAACAAAGACGCCAGACTTTACCACCTCGAAGGCGTGATCAGGACGCAGGCGATACTGCTGAAGGAGGGGAAGATTAAGTCATGAACGAATATCAGTTTGTGCTTCCATACCCGCCGTCGGTGAATACCTACTGGCGAAGACGGGGAAGCCAATATTACATAAGCGATAAAGGCCAGAAATACCGAAAAGACGTTCAGCAAATCATCCGCCAACTCAAGTTAGACATTTTCACCAAATCAAGACTCCGCATCAAAGTCATCGCAGACGTTCCAGACTCCCGCCGCCGCGACCTCGATAACATCCTGAAGGGTTTACTCGACTCCCTTATCCACGCCGGATTTGCGGAAGACGACGAGCAATTCGATGACATTCGCGTAATTCGTGGTGTGAAAGTACCAGGCGGAAGGCTTGGAATAAAAATCACCGAACTGGAGAACGTATGAACGCCACAATTCAAACGATACCAGAGCTTCTTATCCAGACACGAGGCAATCAGACCGAAGTGGCGAGGATGCTTTCCTGCGCAAGAGGAACAGTGCTCAAGTACAACCGAGACAGCAAAGGCGAGCGTCACGTAATAGTTAACGGCGTCCTGATGGTCAAACAGGGCAAAAGGGGAAGATCATGAGACTCGAAAGCGTAGCTAAATTTCATTCGCCAAAAAGCCCGATGATGAGCGACTCACCACGGGCCACGGCTTCTGACTCTCTTTCCGGTACTGATGTGATGGCTGCTATGGGGATGGCGCAATCACAAGCCGGATTCGGAATGGCTGCATTCTGCGGTAAGCATGAACTCAGCCAGAACGACAAACAAAAGGCTATCAACTATCTGATGCAATTTGCACACAAGGTATCGGGGAAATACCGTGGTGTGGCAAAGCTTGAAGGAAATACTAAGGTAAAGGTACTGCAAGTGCTCGCAACATTCGCTTATGCGGATTATTGCCGTAGTGCCGCGACGCCGGGCGCAAGATGCAGAGATTGTCACGGTACAGGCCGTGCGGTTGATATAGCAAAAACAGAGCAGTGGGGGAGAGTTGTCGAGAAAGAGTGCGGAAGATGCAAAGGCGTCGGCTATTCAAGGATGCCAGCAAGCGCAGCATATCGCGCTGTGACGATGCTAATCCCAAACCTTACCCAACCCACCTGGTCACGCACTGTTAAGCCGCTGTATGACGCTCTGGTGGTGCAATGCCACAAAGAAGAGTCAATCGCAGACAACATTTTGAATGCGGTCACACGTTAGCAGCATGATTGCCACGGATGGCAACATATTAACGGCATGATATTGACTTTTTGAATAAAGTTGGGTAAATTTGACCCAACGATGGGTTAATTCGCTCGTTGTGGTAGTGAGATAAAAAGAGGCGGCGCTTACTACCGATTCCGCCTAGTTGGTCACTTCGACGTATCGTCTGGAACTCCAACCATCGCAGGCTGAGAGGTCTGCAAAATGCAATCCCGAAACAGTTCGCAGGTAATAGTTAGAGCATGCATAACGGTTTCGGGATTTTTTATATCTGCACAACAGGTAAGAGCATTGAGTCGATAATCGTGAAGAGTCGGCGAGCCTGGTTAGCCAGTGCTCTTTCCGTTGTGGTGAATGCACAGGCTGATGTGTAAGGGCAAGAATCTTTCGCTGGATTCGGTGTGGCCACGTAGCCCGCTGTAGGCAGTTGCAGCAAACCGGAGATCAGCACCGGTCGCCACAATCCAAACTGAGCCGTAGCCACTGGCTGTCCTGAATTCATTAGTGATAGTTACGCTGCGGCCTTCTACACATGACCTTCGTGAAAGCGGGTGGCGGGAGGTTGCGCTAACAACCTCATGCCGTTTTGCCCGTGCATATCGGTCACGAACAAATCTGATTACTAAACACAGTAGCCTGGATTTGTTCTATCAGTAATCGACCTTATTCCTAATTAAATAGAGCAAATCCCCTTATTGGGGGTAAGACATGAAGATGCCAGAAAAACATGACCTGTTAGCCGCCATTCTCGCGGCAAAGGAACAAGGCATCGGGGCAATCCTTGCGTTTGCAATGGCGTACCTTCGCGGCAGATATAATGGCGGTGCGTTTACAAAAACAGTAATCGACGCAACGATGTGCGCCATTATCGCCTGGTTCATTCGTGACCTTCTCGACTTCGCCGGACTAAGTAGCAATCTCGCTTATATAACGAGCGTGTTCATCGGCTATATCGGCACTGACTCGATTGGTTCGCTTATCAAACGCTTCGCTGCTAAAAAAGCCGGAGTAGAAGATGGTGGAAATCAATAATCAACGTAAGGCGTTCCTCGATATGCTGGCGTGGTCGGAGGGAACTGATAACGGACGTCAGAAAACCAGAAATCATGGTTATGACGTCATTGTTGGCGGAGAGCTATTCACTGATTACTCCGATCACCCTCGCAAACTTGTCACGCTAAACCCCAAACTCAAATCAACAGCAGCCGGACGTTACCAGCTTCTTTCCCGTTGGTGGGATGCCTATCGTAAGCAGCTTGGCCTGAAAGACTTCTCTCCGAAAAGCCAGGACGCTGTGGCACTGCAACAGATTAAGGAACGTGGCGCTTTACCGATGATTGATCGCGGTGATATCCGTCAGGCAATCGACCGTTGCAGCAATATCTGGGCTTCACTGCCGGGGGCTGGTTACGGTCAGTTCGAGCATAAGGTTGACAGCCTGATTGCAAAATTCAAAGAAGCTGGCGGAACGGTCAGAGAGATTGAGGTATGAGCAGAGTCACCGCGATTATCTCTGCTCTGGTTATCTGCATCATCGTCTGCCTGTCATGGGCTGTTAATCATTACCGTGATAACGCCATCGCCTACAAAGAACAGCGCGATAAAGCCACATCCATCATCGCTGATATGCAGAAGCGTCAACGTGATGTAGCAGAACTCGACGCAAGATATACAAAGGAACTTGCTGATGCTAACGCGACTATCGAAAGTCTCCGTGCTGATGTTTCTGCTGGTCGTAAGCGCCTGCAAGTCGCCGCCACCTGTGCAAAGTCAACGACCGGAGCCAGCAGCATGGGCGATGGAGAAAGCCCAGGACTTACAGCAGATGCTGAACTCAATTATTACCGTCTCCGAAGTGGAATCGACAGGATAACCGCGCAGGTTAACTACTTGCAGGAATACATCAGGACGCAATGCCTTCGATGATAGCGATAATTTTACTCATCATCCTTCACATCTGGCTCTGTAGACAGGGTGGTGATCACTTCTGGAGTGAATCCAGATTAAACATCTCATTGCTGATGCTTGAAGTTGAGCATCTGGCGCGCGGTAAGGGGCTGCGTTGAGATAAGAGCCAGTTCATTACAAAGCCCATCTACGGGTGGGCTTGATAATGAAACCGGAATTTATTCTGGGTAACCAGTTACGGCAGTACAGCGAAACAACCCAAGCCAGAAAGTGGGAAAATAACACTGGCAGCCACTGAAAGATGAACCTCCTGCCTTATGGCAAAAAAGATTCTTTGTGGTGGCGGACTGATGGAAAGACATCGGTTATTGCAGAGACCATTCAATGAGTGGTCTCGACAATGGCTTATACCCTACACGGGATAACTTAACTGATATCCCTTTTAACGGATAAACGGAGCCAACAATGGCAGAGATTATTCCCATGACTGAAGAACAGAAATTCCAGCTAGAGATTTACAAACTGGTCATGAACCAGAACGCAGCCGCAGAGGAAGCATTTCAATTCATTGGCACTGACGAGCTGAAGCTTGAGCTATTCAAAATTCACTTCCAGTCAGGCGGCGCTAATTCAGATATCACGACCCGCACTATCGAAGCGGTGCGTAAATCGAAGGAAGCGTTAGACCTGTTCACTACCGGAGCATAAACATGGCAACTCAAGGTTTCTACAACCCATCCAAATTCCGCGATGAATGGGATAAGCAAGCAGAAGGGAAATAATCAATATGGCGACTGAGAAAAAGAACGTCGGTCGCCCTTCGGATTACCTGCCGGAGGTGGCTGATGATATCTGTGCGCTGCTTGCCTCCGGGGAAAGTCTGGTTAAGGTTTGCAAGCGCCCCGGCATGCCAGCAAAGGCTACTGTATTTCGCTGGCTGTCAGAGCATGACGAATTTAGAGACAAGTACGCGAAGGCAACTGAGGCACGAGCTGATTCTATTTTCGAAGAGATATTCGAAATTGCTGACACTGCGATTCCAGATGCTGCTGAGGTGGCAAAGGCAAGACTTCGCGTTGATACCCGCAAATGGGCGCTGGCCCGAATGAATCCCCGTAAGTATGGCGACAAGGTAACTAACGAGCTTGTCGGCAAAGACGGCGGCGCAATCCAGATTGAAACATCACCGATGAGCACTCTATTCGGAAAATGACCTCGATTAATCCTATCTTTGAACCGTTCATTGAGGCGCATCGCTACAAAGTCGCCAAAGGCGGTCGAGGTAGCGGTAAGTCATGGGCAATTGCGAGGCTGCTTATTGAGGCGGCGCGTCGGCAACCTGTGCGTATTCTCTGCGCTCGTGAACTGCAAAACAGTATCAGCGATTCGGTAATCCGGTTGCTTGAAGACACCATCGAGCGTGAAGGGTATTCGGCTGAGTTTGAAATTCAGCGTTCAATGATTCGTCATCTCGGAACGAATGCTGAATTCATGTTCTACGGCATCAAAAACAACCCGACGAAGATTAAATCGCTCGAAGGTATTGATATCTGCTGGGTGGAAGAAGCGGAGGCGGTAACGAAGGAATCATGGGATATCCTGATACCAACCATCCGTAAGCCGTTCTCTGAAATATGGGTGAGCTTTAACCCGAAAAACATCCTCGACGATACCTATCAGCGATTCGTAGTAAACCCTCCCGATGATATTTGTCTGCTGACGGTGAACTACACCGACAACCCGCACTTTCCTGAAGTTCTCCGTCTGGAGATGGAAGAGTGTAAACGCAGAAACCCGACACTGTATCGTCACATCTGGCTTGGTGAGCCGGTAAGCGCAAGTGATATGGCAATCATCAAACGTGAATGGCTTGAAGCCGCAACCGATGCGCACAAGAAACTCGGATGGAAAGCGAAAGGCGCTGTTGTCTCTGCGCATGACCCATCAGATACAGGGCCAGATGCTAAAGGTTATGCATCGCGTCACGGTTCGGTAGTTAAGCGCATTGCCGAAGGTCTGCTGATGGACATCAACGATGGTGCTGACTGGGCTACTTCGCTGGCGATTGAAGACGGCGCTGACCATTACCTGTGGGATGGTGATGGTGTTGGTGCCGGGCTACGCAGACAGACAACGGAAGCATTCTCCGGTAAGAAAATCACCGCCACGATGTTCAAAGGCAGCGAATCGCCATTCGATGAAGATGCGCCGTATCAGGCTGGAGCATGGGCTGATGAAGTCGTACAGGGCGACAACGTTCGCACTATTGGCGATGTATTCCGCAATAAGCGAGCGCAATTCTATTACGCGCTGGCTGACAGGCTGTATCTGACATATCGGGCGGTTGTCCACGGTGAGTATGCAGACCCCGACGACATGCTGAGTTTCGACAAAGAAGCGATAGGCGAGAAGATGCTGGAGAAGCTGTTTGCAGAACTGACGCAGATTCAGCGCAAATTCAATAATAACGGGAAGCTGGAGCTTATGACTAAGGTCGAAATGAAGCAGAAGCTCGGTATTCCATCTCCTAACCTGGCTGATGCGCTGATGATGTGTATGCATTGCCCGGAGTCGGCTGCGCAACCCGACTATTCCAGTTACTCAATTCCTTGTGGTGTAGGTTGATATGGCAGAAAAAAAGATGACTGACTGGCATCGCAAGGTGCTGTGCAACTTTGATAATGCCTGGTCAGCAACGCAGGATATGCGTGAGCAGATTATTGAGGCTCAACGTTTCGTCCGGGTGTCCGGCGCACAGTGGGAAGGCAGCACAAACGCTGGTTACTCATTTGATGAAGGCAGGTTTGAGCATTATCCGCGTTTTGAACTGAATAAGATTGCCCGTGAATGTGATCGCATCATTGGCGAGTATCGACAGAATCGCATAAGCGTTAAATTCAGGCCGAAGGACGATAAGGCATCGGAAGCGTTAGCCGAAAAGATGAACGGCAAATTCCGCGCTGACTATCAGGAAACATCCGGTGGCGAAGCGTGTGATAACGCATTTGATGATGCTGTAACGGGCGGATTCGGTTGTTTCCGCATGTGTGCCGATTACGAAGATGAAATGGACCCAAGTAACGAGCAGCGACGCATCAGCCTTCTTCCTGTTTACGACCCAGCGACATGCGTCTTCTTCGATCAGGACAGCAAGCAATATGACCGCTCTGATGCTATGTGGGCTATGGAAATGTTCTCCATGACGCCTAAAGCGTTCGAGGCTGAATACCCTGATTCCATCGCGGCAAGCCTTTCTCGTGATGACACTGGTACTCAGTATGACTGGTCAACGCCCGATGCCATCTATGTTGGACGCTACTACGAAGTTCGCATAGAGAAGGTGAAGCTCACGGCGTGGCGCAACCCTGTTAGCGGAGAAACGGCAATTTATGATGAAGAGCAAATCAAAGATATTGTCGACGAGCTGACCGATGGTGCATTCGAACTGATTGGCGAGCGAACGGTGAAGAAGCGCCGCGTTTATTGCGGTCTTCTGTCTGGCGCTGAATGGCTGGAAGAACCGAAGCGTATTCCGGGCGAACATATTCCTCTCATCCCGGTATATGGGCGTCGATCATTTGTTGATAATCAGGAGCGAATCGAAGGTCACGCAGCAAAAGCGATGGATGCACAGCGTCTTGAGAACCTGATGGTTTCCATGATTGCAGATAACGCTACTCAGGCTGGCGGTGATGGCATTCCTGTAGTTGATGTTGACATGATTCCTGGTCCTCTCGCTACTCATTGGGCTGAGCGCAACAAAAAGCGCCCGGCGTTCCTGCCGATGGTCAGTCTGAAAAACAAAAACGGCGATATTACTGCGCAGGCTCAGGTCAGCAGTTATACGCCTACAACACAAATGCCTCCTGCTCTTGCCGGGCTATTGCAGTACACCGGAACTGCTATTCAGCAAATTACAGGTGCGTCGCAGCTTGAGAACATGCCGAGCAACGTCGCCACCGATACCGTTGATAGCATCTTTAACCGGATGGACACGCAGTCCTATATCTACATGGACAACATGGCTAAATCCATGCGCCGCGCTGGCGTCGTGTGGCTTTCTATGGCGCGTGAGGTCTATGGCAGTGATACGCCGATGCGTATCGTTAATGAGGACGGCAGCGATGACGTGGCGCTGATGACTGGTGAAGTGGTTGATCGTCAGACAGGGCAGGTTATCGCGCTTAATGACCTTTCGCAGGGCAACTATGAAGTGACTGTCGATGTCGGTCAGTCGTTCGCTACTCGCCGTGATGCAACGGTTAAGTCGTTACTTTCCATGCTGGCACTTATCCCACCAGGAACGCCGAAGCACGACCTTGTATCGTCGATGATTCTCGACAATATGGACGGCGAAGGGATGGACGACCTGAAAGAATACAACCGCAATCAGTTGCTTCTGTCTGGCGTTATCAAGCCGAGAACGCCTGAAGAACAGCAGATGGTTGAACAGGCGAAACAACAACAGGCCAGTCAGCCAGATCCGGCTATGGTTGCAGCGCAAGGTCAGCTTCTTGCTGGTCAGGCTGAATTGCAGAAAGCGCAGAACGAGCAGGCAGCCATTCAGGTTAAAGCATTCCAGGCACAGACGGATGCTCAGGTTGCAGCGGCAAATGTTGTGAAAATCCTCGCATCTGCCGATAGCCAGCAAAAATCTGATATCCGTGAGGCGCTGAAACTGCTCGGACAGTTCCAGCAACAGCAAGGAGATAATGCCCGTGCTGATGCAGAGCTTGTCCTGAAAAGTCAGGCGCAAGGCCATGCGCAGCGCATGGACATCAGCAGCATCCTGCAAAAATCAACTCAGCAACAACCACAGCAGTAATTAACCCATAACGTGCAATGGCTGTCTTTATGAGGCCTGGCACCCTATTGCCTTCCGATGGGCTGAACATCGAGTAAACAGGGGTAACAAATGGACCAGATGGCAGAAAACACACCAGAAGTTGAAATCGAAACCGACGCGTCAGAGCAGATTCCTGATGATGTCGAACTGGCTGAAGAAGTCGAAACAGAAGATGGCAGTGAGTCCTCCGGCAATGATGCAGAGGAAGCTACTGAAACTGATGACGACGAATCAGAACAGGAATTCTACTTTGGTGACGAAAAGCTGGATTCGCCAACCAGCGAAGATGGCGCAGAGCATGGACTGGTAAAACACCTGCGCAAGACGATTAAAGAGAAAGACCGCGAGCTGAAAGAGATGATGCGTCAGTCTCAGAAACCCGTCGAGCAGCAGCCGGTAATCACTCAACCACCGCGAATGCCAAAACTGGATGATGAGGACATCGGTTTCGATGAAGAAATCTACCAGCAACGCATGGCTAAGTGGGCAGAGGATAACGGCAAGTACCAGCAACAGGAGATGGCTCGCAAGCAGAAGGAGCAGGAGCTTCAGGCTGCCTATCAAGAGCGATTATCCAAATATCAGCAACGTGTTAAGGCTCTCAAGGTTCCTGGCTATCAGGAAGCAGAACAGGCCGTACTCGAGGAAATCCCCATCGAGACACAAAACGCGATCTTGTTTGAGTCAGAGAAGCCGGAAATCGTTGTTCTGGCACTCGGCCGCAACGCTGAACTGCGCAAGCAACTGGCAGAAGCTACCAACCCCGTAGCAATTGGTCGTCTGCTGGAACGTATCGAATCGAAGGCCAGAATCATGCCAAAAGCAAAAACCACGGCAGCCACAACCCCGACAGTTAAGGGGAGCAACGGCGCAGTAATCAACAACCTCGACAAATTGAAAGCCAAGGCGCTGGAAACTGGTGACTGGACGCCGTATTTCGCCGCTAAAAAGGCAAAAAAATAACCTATCGGAGCATTAAGCATGGCTAACCAATTAGCAAAAGACCTTGAAATCATGTTCGAAAACTACGTTGAAGGCTTTGAGGCCGCCTGCGTAGTTTCCCGTAACGCTAAAAAATTCCGTCCCGGTGATACAGCAATGCAGCGAGCAGGTGATGTTCTGTATCGTCCGCAGCATTACCACATGAACATTGAGGAAGGCCTCGATCTCAGCAGCAAAACGCCTACAGCACTGGTTCAGCGCCTTGTTCCTTCTGTGTTCAAGGAGCCGAAAAACATTCTGTACACTCTGGATGCGCGTGAAATGCGTGACCCTGAGCATAAAACTGAAGCTGGTCGCGCCGCAGGTATGCGCCTTGCTGCACAGATTGACTCTGACCTGATTTCCATGGTTACGCAGCGTGCTACTAACGTGATCACAATGTCTGACTCAACCACAGGTACACAGGGCCGTGATTTGTGGAACTGTGCGGCAGGTATTGATGCCACCATGACGGCGATTGGTGTACCGCAGGGTATCAACCGTCGCTCTTTCTGGAACCCCTTCAACTACAAAGACCTTGCTGGCGAGCTTGGTCACCGTGCCTACGCTCAGGGCGCAACCCTGACAGCATACGAAAAAGCGCAGATCCCTCCGGTTGCTTCCTTTGATAGCTACAAGACCGATATTTCTGGTCGATTACCGAAAGGAAGCGCTGAATCCTTGACAGTATCAGGCCAACCTGAACACAAGGTTGAAGCGAAAGATTCAAATGGTATGCCAGTTGATAACCGACAGGGGACTATTACGGTATCTGCATCTGGCTTGCAGGTTGGTGATGCGTTCACCATTGCCGGTGTGAATTCCGTACACCAGATCACAAAAGATACCACCGGGCAACCGCAGGTATTCCGTGTTCTGGCTGTTAGCGGAACTACCGTAACAATCTCTCCAAAGATTCTCCCTGTTGAAAATACCGATGTTGCGAGTCGTCCATATGCAAACGTCGATGCCAAACCGGCAGAATCAGCAGCAATCACCATTCTCAACAAGAACGCAGCACCTGCTAACCTGTTCTGGGCTGATGGTTCTGTTGAGCTGATGTACGGCAAACTAGCGTTCCCGACTGGTCAGGGTCCACAGGTAATGACAGCAACCACCGAGCAGGGCGCTACGCTGATCATGTCTTACGCCTTCGACCACATCAAAGGCGTAACCACTGCTCGTTTCACCACTCTGTACGGTTGCTCTGTACTTGTTCCTGAATATACGGGCATCGTTATTGCCGGGCAGTAATTTTGGTGGGGCTTCGGCCCCATTTTTATTGGGAGAAGACAATGGCACGAACAATGCTCTATAAGCCTGGCAACATGATCACCTGTGGTCAGTTTGCTGTCGATTACATCATTGTTGATGACGAAGAAGTTAAATCTCACCTGAAAAAAGGTTGGGTAAAAACTCCTGAAGAAACCGCAACGAAGCAAAAAGTGGCTAAGGCGGAAGAAGATGGCGAAAACGAAGGGTGATCTCGTTCTAAAGGCTTTACGAAAAGCCGGGCTGTATTCCAATGCCACGTTGACAGATGCCGACCCTCAGGCAATTGAAGATGCCATTAATGACCTCGAAGACATGATGGCAGCATGGCAGGCTAAAGGTATCGAGCTTGGGTATCAGTTTGCTGATACAGAAAACGGCATCATGCCGTTACCGGACGATGATTCAGGTATCCCTGCATGGGCAAATGATGGCGTCGCTTTGAAACTCGCTGTGCAAGTGTGCATGGATAACGTCATTCAGCCGTCAGACGCTCTCCTTACCGCTGCTGACAGTGCATATCAGACAATCTGCATCGCTTTAACCAAAATACCACCACTTGAGCGGCGAAATGACATGCCTCGCGGTAGTGGTAACAAAAGCGCGTTTACGTGGAATCGGTTTTACATCGAGAAAGATGATCCGAGTACGTGAGGTGAATAAATGCCGATTCAGCAACTTCCGCTTATGAAAGGTGTCGGCAAAGACTTTAGAAACGCCGACTATATCGACTATCTGCCAGTGAATATGTTGGCTACACCCAAAGAAATCCTGAACAGCAGCGGATATCTTCGCTCATTCCCGGGCATTGCCAAACGCTCTGATGTAAACGGCGTATCGCGCGGAGTTGAGTACAACATGGCGCAGAGTGCTGTTTATCGCGTGTGTGGCGGCAAGCTGTACAAAGGAGAAAGTGAAGTCGGTGATGTTGCCGGAAGTGGTCGCGTATCAATGGCGCATGGTAGAACATCACAGGCGGTAGGCGTTAATGGTCAACTGGTCGAATACCGCTATGATGGCACGGTTAAAACCGTCTCAAACTGGCCTACAGACAGCGGATTCACGCAGTATGAGTTAGGTTCAGTCCGCGACATTACACGCTTACGTGGGCGTTATGCGTGGTCAAAAGACGGTACTGATTCATGGTTTATCACTGACCTTGAAGACGAATCGCATCCTGACCGTTACAGCGCACAATATCGCGCAGAATCGCAGCCGGACGGCATCATCGGTATCGGCACATGGCGAGACTTCATCGTCTGCTTTGGTTCATCAACGATTGAATATTTCTCCCTGACTGGTGCAACCACCGTTGGTGCGGCTTTGTATGTCGCACAGCCATCGCTGATGGTGCAGAAAGGTATTGCCGGAACTTACTGCAAAACGCCGTTTGCTGATTCCTATGCGTTCATCAGCAATCCGGCAACAGGTGCGCCGTCTGTGTATATCATCGGCTCCGGCCAGGTGTCACCAATCGCCAGCGCGAGCATTGAGAAAATCCTCCGCTCCTACACTGCTGATGAACTGGCTGATGGTGTGATGGAATCGCTGCGGTTTGATGCTCATGAGTTGCTGATTATTCACCTGCCGCGCCATGTTCTTGTTTACGACGCATCTTCAAGTGCCAATGGTCCGCAATGGTGTGTGCTGAAAACAGGCCTGTATGACGATGTGTACCGCGCTATCGACTTCATTTACGAAGGCAATCAGATAACGTGCGGCGATAAGCTAGAGTCCGTGACCGGGAAATTGCAGTTCGATATCAGCAGCCAGTACGACAAGCAGCAGGAACACCTGCTGTTTACTCCACTGTTCAAAGCGGATAACGCCAGATGCTTCGATCTGGAGGTGGAATCATCCACTGGCGTAGCTCAGTACGCTGACCGCCTGTTCCTCTCTGCAACCACTGACGGCATAAATTACGGGCGTGAGCAGATGATTGAGCAGAATGAACCGTTCGTTTACGACAAACGCGTTTTGTGGAAGCGTGTCGGGCGAATCAGGAAAAATGTCGGCTTCAAACTTCGCGTTATCACGAAGTCACCTGTAACTCTGTCTGGCGCTCAGATAAGGATTGAGTAATGGCGGATTCATCACTGAATAATCCTGTCGCGGTTCAGGCTACGCGCCTTGATGCTTCAATTTTGCCACGCAATATATTCAGCCAGTCTTACCTGCTGTATGTCATAAATCAGGGTGCTGATGTCGGTGCAATTGCCGGGAAGGCAAATCAGGCTGGTCAGGGCGCTTACGATGCTCAGGTAAAAAACGATGAACAGGACGTCGAACTGGCTGATCACGACGCAAGAATCACCGCAAACACAAAAGCGATAAATCTACTTGAGGTCAGGTTAACAACTGCCGAAGGGAAGATAGTCGTACTGCGTAGCGATGTTGATTACTTGCTGGATGAGGTTATCGATATTCAGGCGCATCTGGTCACTGTTGACCAAAGACTGGATGGCGTAGAAAGCGATGTATCTGACATTAAGAGTGATTACGTATCGAAAACTGTAACCGAATCGCAGTCTCTTGCGTCACCGCTGGATGTAAAAACATCATATTCAGTTGATGGAATTCAGGTTGTTGGAGCAAGAAATACCGGATGGACTGCAGCCACAGGTACGCCACTTCTTGGCTCATTCAACGCTAACCAGTCATACACGGTCGGCACTACGTACACACAATCCGAAGTCGCAGCTATCGCTACAGGTTTGGAGCAGGCGCGGCAGCGTATTCTGGCGCTTGAAACAGCACTTAGATTACATGGGCTGATTGACTGATGATTACATTCAAACCAACGCGAAACATCGACCTGATAGAAGCCGTGGGAAATCACCCCGACATTATCGCCGGGAGCAACAACGGTGATGGATACGACTACAAACCTGATTGCCGTTACTTTGAGGTGAACGTGCACGGGCAGTTCGGCGGCATTGTTTACTATCAGGAAATTCAGCCTCTTACATTCGATTGCCACGCCATGTACCTGCCAGAGATTCGCGGCTTCAGCAAGGAAATCGGTCTGGCGTTCTGGCGATACATTCTGACTAACACCACCGTTCAGTGCGTCACATCGTTCGCTGCGCGCAAATTCCGCCACGGTCAGATGTACTGCGCAATGATTGGCCTTAAGCGTGTAGGAACCATCAAGAAATACTTCAAAGGCGTGGATGACGTGACTTTTTACAGTGCCACACGCGAAGAACTAATCGACTTCCTGAATCACGGGAGATAGCCATGTTATATGCATTTAAGCTGGGCAGAAAACTGCGCGGCGAGGAACCTTATTGCCCTGAAAAAGGCGGGAAAGGCGGGAAAAGTGGCAGCTCTGATAAAAGCGCAAAGTATGCCGCAGAAGCTCAGAAGTATGCCGCAGACCTGCAGAATAAGCAGTGGCAGACGATCATGAAAAACCTTGCTCCGTTCACGCCACTCGCTCAGCAGTACGTATCACAATTGCAGAATCTTTCCTCTCTTCAGGGGCAAGGTCAGGCACTTAACCAGTATTACAACTCTCAGCAGTACAAAGATCTTGCTGGTCAGGCTCGCTATCAGAGTCTGGCTGCAGCGGAAGCAACAGGTGGATTGGGTTCCACTGCAACCGGTAATCAGTTAGCAACAATCGCACCAACGCTTGGTCAGCAGTGGCTGTCTGGTCAGATGAACAACTACCAGAATCTGGCAAATATTGGTCTTGGCGCACTGCAAGGTCAGGCAAACGCCGGGCAGACATATGCCAACAACATGAGTCAGATTTCGCAGCAAAGCGCAGCTCTTGCCGCTGCTAATGCCAATAAACCATCAAGTCTTCAGACTGCAATTAGCGGTGGCACGTCTGGTGCGATTACCGGTGCAGGTCTTGCCAGCCTTTTGGGAACATCAACACCTTGGGGCGCTGGCATTGGTGCTGGTATCGGATTGCTTGGCTCGTTGTTTTAAGGGGTAATCATGGCTACTTGGCAAGGATCAAATGGCGGATTGTTAGCTGGTATCGGCGGCGTCAACTCAAACGCTCCGAGCGTAAATGACATCGGCAATACGCTTCAGCTTATCAGGCAGAACAATGATATTGAGCGTTCAGGCGCTAACAATGTTGGGCTGACTGCTTTGCAAGGTCTTTCAGGTGTTGCGGGTGTTTTTCAGCAGGAAAAGCAGGCTCAGCGGCAGAAAGAATTTCAGCAGGCGTACGCTAATGCTTATGCGTCTGGTGATCGCGGTGCTTTGCGTCAGTTGGCTACTCAATATCCAGACCAGATTGAATCCGTTCGTAAAGGCATGGGATTCATTGATGAAGACCAGCGTAATTCTATCGGCACCTTAGCGGCTGGCGCACGCCTTGCGTCATCGTCTCCAGAAGCAATGCAATCATGGCTGCAAAACAACGCCAAGGAACTGACTCGCGTCGGTGTTGACCCTAACAGCGTTGCTCAGATGTATCAGCAGAATCCTTCAGGATTTGGTGAGTTTGTTGATCACCTTGGGATGGCTGCTCTTGGTCCAATTGATTACTTCAATGTTCAGGACAAGATGGCTGGTCGTGAGATTGATCGCGGAAAACTTGCAGAGACAATCCGCAGCAATCAGGCTGGCGAGGCGCTAACAGCACGAGGCCAGAACATCACGATGCGCGGTCAGGACTTATCTGCTTCTACTGCGCGACGCGGGCAGGATTTGGCAATGCAGCGAGCGTCAACAAGAGGAACCGCTGGGAATGATGAGCGTACAGTTCAGTTATCAGATGGCAGAACTGTAACGGTAGGCGGGAAACTTCACGGCGCTGGGGCTAATGCGTTCTACGAAGGCATCGACAACGAGGGGAATATGGTTCGCGTGCCTGCCAGTTCAATCGCAGCGCCTGCAACATCGTCTGCATCAGCACAAAACTATGCCATGAAGAAGGATATCGACGCGATCGCAAATGCAGACGCTTCTGCTCTCGATTTCATGACAGGAATGACAGGCGGTGCAGGTAATCCAGCAATTGGTGCTGATGTTCGCAGCCGATTAACAGGAAAAGAGCAGCGCCAGTTATATAACTCAGCACAACGTATTCAGGGCAGAATGCAGAATCAGGGTGTGGCGGCAGCAAGGGATATGGGTGCCAGTGGTATTAACACCGTTGCAGAAGCGAAGATGTATTTTCAGGGGATGCCGCAGGTTGACTATTCAAGCCCGGAGGCTATGCAGCAGTCGATTCGTGAGATTCAGGAATACACCAACAATTACAATCAACAATATAACGTTGATGTTGGTAAATCTCAGCGGCAGAAATCTCAACCTGCACAGGTATCACAGCCAGCAGCCAGCAGTAACTTTTCTTCACTATGGGGTGATTAATGGCTAAAGCATGGAAAGATGTTATCGCCTCTCCACAGTATCAGGCGTTAGCACCAGAACAAAAAGCGCAGGCTCAGGAGCAATACTTCAATGAAGTCGTGGCCCCGCAAGCCGGAGAAAATGCAGAGCAGGCTAAGCAAGCTTTCTATGCTGCCTATCCATTGCCATCAGTGCAGCCAGTGGAGACACAACAGCCAGTAGCACAGCAACAACCACAGCAAAGTGGATTTATGTCTGATCTTGGCGAAGCAGTAAAAGAGACTGGTCGCGGACTGGTACAGGCTGGCGTGAACGTGGCAAACATACCTGCATCAGTTGCCGATGCTGTAACAAGCGCGGCGGCATGGGCTGGCGGTAAACTCGGTATTGGTGATGGTACATATCAACCAGCGCCACGAGTAACAACGCAGGGATTAGAGCAGGACTTTGGCCTTCAGCAAGGCGCGCTGACTCCACAAACTACAGAGGGAAGGGTATTTGCTGAGGCATTGCCTTACCTCACTCCTGCTGGCATTGAGAGAGCGGCAACACAGGCACCAACACTTGCTGGTCGAATTGCTCAGGGGGCAACTCGTCTTCTCGCTGAAAACGCAGTTGGATCACTTGCTGCAAATAGTGCGAAAGATGATGCGGAAGCCCTCGCCACCGATTTAGGCGTTGGTGTGCTGGCTGGCGGTGCTATTAACGCTGCCGGACGTGGATTAGGTGCTGCTTATCGTGGCGTTCGTGGTGCTATTGCGCCAGAAGCGCAGCAGGCTATCAGATTTGCAGAGCGTGAAGGAGTTCCTCTGCACACCACAGACCTGTTACAGCCTACTTCCCGCGTCGGGAAAATGGCGCAGACGACAGCGGAAAATATCCCCCTGGCTGGCACAAGCGGAATGAGAGCAACGCAACAGGAAGCGAGAAGCCAGTTGGTGCAGAGATTTGCTGATAAATTCGGTGAGTATGATCCAGCAGTTGTTATTGACAGCCTTAAAGCGAAAACATCAGGAATTCGTCGTGCCGCCGGTAATCGACTGGAGCAGGTTCAGAATGCTATGGCTGGAGTAAACATTCATCCTGCGCGAGCAATTCAGCAGATTGATACCGAGATATCTAATCTGCAGAAGCTTGGTAAGGTCGCTGATAACGAGACCATTTCAAAACTTCAGTCATATCGTGATGAGCTTGTTCGCAATGCTGGCCCTGATGGTCCGGTAAATCTGGACTTGAAGCAATTAAGCGATCTGCGCAGCCAGTTCAGAATGGACGTGAAGGGTGAGCGACCAGTGTTACCAAACCGTTCCGATGCTGCCATTCAGCGCGTTTACAAGGCGATGACCGACGATATCAATGGTGCCATTGGTCAGAATCTTGGCAACGATACTCTCCGTAAATATCAGCAGGCCAATGCCGTCTACGCTGACGAAGCGGCGAAACTAAAGAATACCCGGCTGAAGAATGTTCTCATTAAAGGAGATCTTACTCCGGAAGTTGTCAACAACATGCTATTCAGCAAGAACAAATCGGAAATTAAGACGCTGTACAACTCAGTTGGCCGTGTTGGCAGGGCGCAAATGCGCAATGGCATCATTGGAAAGGCGATGGAGAAATCAGGTGGATCCCCTGACCAGTTCCTTCGGCAGCTTAATATCCTGCAAAACCAGACTGGCATCACATTTAAGGGGCAGGACGCTGCTTATCTGAAAGGATTAAAAAACTACCTGCAATCCACGCAGCAGGCTGCAAAAGCGGCAGTAACAACACCCACAGGGCAGCAAACTATCCCGTTCATTATTGGGTATGGGACGGCAATGAACCCGGCGACAACTGGCGCAGCAGTAAGCTACGGACTTCTTGCTCGCGCCTATGAGAGCGAGCCATTCAGAAATGCAATGCTCCGAATGGCAAACACCCAACGCGGATCAACAGCGTTTGAGAAAGCCTTGCAGCAGGCACAAAAGGCAATTAACGCGCTGACCCAAGGCGCTAAGTCTGATGCGTTGTCAGAATAGCTTTGCAAACACCAGGAAAGTGCAAAAACCAAATATGTAGAATGCAATATTCAGCATATCTCTTTGCATAAATCCTCCGTAATGGATGGTTAGTTGCAGTCTTTTTTATATAGCTCCTTGAGCGTATCAAAGACAATTTTCTTAACCATATCAGATTGTTGTTCTGCCATACGCTCTGCATCGTCAATGTAAACTGATGCAGAGCTTTGTTTATCCAATGATTCTTCAATCGCTGCAATTATCTCTGAGTTCAGCGACCTGTTATTCATCTTCGCACGCTGCTTAATCTTAGCGTGCAACTCGTGCGTAAGCCTCAAGTGGAACTGCGCCTCATCGTATTTGCTGTACATCATCAATGCCTCACCAAATGGGTGGAATGGCATCGTAAAACCTACTGTACAAATCAACAATGGTACCGTCTCGGTATGCAACAAATACCAACCGTAGCCACGCTTAGGCAATGAGCTTGAAGGAGAGACCTACACAAAAAGTGTAGGTCGAAAAGCGAACAAAATAACTTCCGAAAAAGTTGTTTTATCACAAAAAACTAACCGTAGCCACGCTGCGCAAGTTTTAGCTTGTGCGGCTTTTCTGCACCTGGAGAACAGCAAATGCCAGATATCATTGCCAACCAGCAAGTAACAATGCCGTACATCCCATTTATTACGCCGAGAAGCTTTAAAGCTATCGCAAACGGTAATATTTATGTTGGTGTTCCTGACACGGATCCAACAAATCCAGCCAATAGGGTAGCGGTTTATTTCAGGAATGAAAATGGCTCCCTGGTGCAGATCAGCCAGCCAGTTAAAATTAATTCCTCAGGTTACCCAGTATATAATGGCCAGGTTGTAACCATAGTCACTGAAAGTGATTACAGCATGGCTGTTTACGATGCTTATGGGGCTCAGCAATACTATTTTGAAAATTGCTCCCTGGTTGATCCGTTTTCTTTTGTCCAGAGATTAAGCTCCAGTACCGGCTCGTCATTAATTGGTGGCATTGAAATAACCGCTGATTCATTTGGCGTAATCCCTGGGGTTGTTAGCCAGGTTGTCGCCCTGCAGAACGCAAGACTGATAATGCAGAAGGCGCAGGAACTCAGTGCAGCCGGCGGGGGCACGATTGTATTCCCGCGGCCCTTATACATGGTGCATCAGGATCCGACTGAATTTAGCTCTGCCAACGCAACGTTAAACGTTGCTGCTTTGCGCATCCCATTTGACAACATTATTCTCCGTGGGCAGGGATGGAACTCTACTACTATAAGAGCTTACAACACAGATGCTGCATATGGGGTAATACAGTGGTCAAAGCCACCGCTCGAAAACGGCACCACAAAAGTAAGGGGCGTCGGCCTTCAAGATATTTGTATCGACGGGAATTACTTATGGAATGGTACTCCTTACGCCCGGCAAACTGAAGGCATTGTCGGAGCAGGAATCGAGGGGCTTACAATTCGCGGCCTCAAGGTAAAGAACTGCTCTCATTATGCCTTGGGTCTTCAGAATGGCGGGTATAAGGGCTGCAGCATCGACGGATTCTGGTCTGAAAACACCGGCGCAGATGGTATCGACATTAAGGATAATGGGTCTGTCAGTCGCGCGTTTCAATTAAATAACATCTTCGTTTTCAACTTCGGGCAACTTGACGAGCCAGCCCACCCTTGGGCAGGCGTTGACGTAATGTCATTGGCGCCGAAGGTATCGAACGTTTATGTGTCAGACTTTGGTAACGTCGGAGCGCCCGGCGCTGGCGTCCGTATCAAGCAGGGGATCATTGGCGATACCGTCAGTCGTGGAACTGGCGGTGTATGGAGTGATGTTACAAACATCACAGTCATTCAGAACCGATTTAAATCCACTGATTCAGACATCATCGGGCTCCATATTAAATCCCCATTCGTCAATTACAGCAATATATCATGTCTCGGATATGATGGCGGAAGAATTGGGGCTTCAGTGTGGATTGAGGAGCGATATTGCAACGGATCAAATATTCAGTGCGCTAACGCAATAACCGGATACCAGACAACAACAGCCTCCGGAGCCAGTGATCGGCAGTTTGGTGATGCAGAGGCGTGTTCTGTAACCAATATTGTGTGTAGAGACACCAATGTTGCCTTACGCCTGAACAGGAAATATCAAAAACTAACCAACGTGACGTTAAGGAATTGCCCTGTAGGCATAGAGTCAGGGGGTAGCAATACCGGGAAGATCATTATAGATGGCCTTCATCTTGAATCCGTGACAGATCCGTTTAACCAAATGGGTGGCGTATTCCATTGCATCACTAACGTTACCGGCCCGCAGTCTGACGATTATCAAGTTGGGCTCGGAGAGATCCGCGATTCTAGTGGATTTGCCCGAACCGCAGTCCTTAGTAAAAATGCTGTCGGCCTCTACGTCTCATCAACTGAAGCGTCGGCCGGTACTGAAGTTGCACGCTTTGCTTCTGCTGTCGTAAATATCAACACCAACATGAGCGTAAACGGCAATATCCAGCCCAGCGCCGCTAACACCAGAACTGTTGGTACCAGTTCAAGTCCATTTGCGGGCGGATTCACTCAGGCTGCGTATACTGTCACCTCCGATGAAAGGCAAAAATCGCGTCCAGTGATGCTGGCTCGTGGTTCTCTCGAACCCGTCCAAACGACAGATTCACGGTTAATGGAAGCGCCGTACGCAGATGATATTCTGGATGCCTGGGCGGAAGTAGATTTCGTGCAGTTCCAGTTCATTGACCGTATAGAGGCAAAGGGAGATGATGGAGCCCGTTGGCATGTCGGCATTATTGCCCAGCGTGCGCAAGAAGCGTTTATCCGTCATGGACTTGATCCTCACCAGTTTGCTTTCTTCTGTTATGACAAGTGGGAAAGCTCACCAGAAGTTCTTGATGAAGAGACTGGCGATGTAGTAGTTCCGGCGGTTGAAGCGGGATCACGCTATGGCATTCGATATGAGGAGGCATTAGTGATGGAGGCTGCCCTTCATCGTCGTAATCATCAAAGGCTGCTATCGCAGTTTGAGGCTCTGGCTGAACGAGTGGGAAATCTCGAAGCAAAGTAGCTTTCTGATGCACTAATCGTCAATCCTACCCAAACAGAGAGGGTGCTTTCGCTACGTCATATTCGCATCTTTTGGTGGCGCAAGAGCACCCTCAATCCTGCATTTGTAAAATTCACTACTGATATCAAAATTAGTGGTTAGACCCCAAAACCACACACAAATCATTGACCCGTCCTAGCAAGTATTGCACAATCTTGGTTGTTTACTCTGTTAACCAAATAGTTATCAACTTTAAATATTGCCAATTATCTTGCGCGGGAATTAAATGATAAACTTTATTGTTTTAAATGGAAAAAGCGAGTCTGTTAAGAAATTATACGAGACAGCGCAGCAGGCCCTAAAAAGGAACTTAACATTTAAGCCAGTAGAGGTGGCTAATAAAATATCTGGTAGCGGAGCTTGGGCATATACAGCATGTGGCAATGCGGAAGGCGAAATATCAAAAAGAATAACATCTAAGCAAAGCGGCGTATGCCTGATAAATGGCCCTGTTTTAAGGATGGGGGATAGCTATGACGTGTCTGACGCCGCACTTGATGCCTCCACAAAAAACGATGCGGAATACATGTTTGACAATATTTCCGGGTCTTACAACTTCGTTTCAATAACCTCCAAGAATGGCCTCCTTGCTTTCGGCGATTTCTCAGGCACCTGTCCTATTTATTACACAATAATTGATGGTGTGACCTGCGTAAGTAACAGAGCATCTGCATTACATGAATTACGAGGCAATGGTAAATATAACCTTTCCTCATTGAGCTGGTTGATTGGGCATGCCAATATATTTGGAAATGAAACACCATTTGAAGGTGTAAATACAATCACGGCAGGTAGCTATTTAAAGTCACCAATCGGTTCAACAACAGTAAATATCAATAAATTTAAGAATCAGATCTGGCCTTCAAGTGAGGATGCTGAATATCTAAATGACCTTTCAGGTGATGACTGGGATTTGATCGTAGATGAATTGGTGAAAAACTTTAAGGCTGCGAGTGAAAACATTCCCGGTGAACTCCGCTTATCACTGACCGGTGGTAAGGACTCTCGTCTTGTCCTTGCACTGGCATTGGGTGCAGGATTCAAAGACAGGATTACCACATTTACGAACGGACCGGAAGGAAGCCCGGAGATAAGTTGCGCTCAGAACATAGCCAGCAAAATCGGCGTTAAGCACGTCGCTAACGTTAAGGCTCCACAAGTTAAAGCTCAGGATTTTGCTAATTCATGGGAAAAACTTAACTGGCATTCCTACAGAATGGAAAGTTATATTTGCCCATGGGATGGAGCAACAGCTGAACGCACCATCAAAAATATAACGTCCGATATGACTGGCTTTGGCGGCGAGCTATATCGCGGACCCGGCGGACACGCCAAGCAGTTTAAAAACCTGTCCTTTATGGACAATAAAGATGCAATTCTTTCTAAGTTCATAAACTACCATCAGAAGATGGATCCATTAAACATTCTCTCCAGTTTGTATAAAAACGCTCAAATAGGTTGGTTCTACGGCTGGCTTGAGGAGAATATTAAATCTGTAAGGTTTGATGTTTTACCTGAGAAGTTCTTCGTAGAAAACCGTCTTTCCAATTGGAACGGCCCTCTTGCTCAGAACGTCACAGGCAGAATTAAACTGATGCCACTTCTCTCTCCTAAAGTTGCGCGTTTGGTATTCAAGCTCAGTCCGGAGGCCAGGAACAAAGAATTGTTCCACTACAGCGTCATGGCAAAGCTGGCTCCTGAATTAGTTTCTCTGCCATTTTTGAATGCGACATGGGATAAATCATTGCAGGGTAGATTTGGCCTTGATATCGCAGATGCTCCTTATGATAGCGGGGTTAAATTCACGCCAAGGTCTGTGCAAGCATGGCAGGCTCAATTTGTCGAAGGTCAGCGAGAAGAAATCGTGCACTTGCTTGAAAGAGCCGCCGAATATACAAACATCAGAGAGATATTTGACGTCGATAAATTATGCGAGTACGTCCGGGAAAAGGAAGGGATGAACACCATAGAAATCAAAACTATCCTCTCCTCAATTGCTGTTGCCATTACCTTGCTGAATGATCAGGAAAGCGTAGAGGACCTTGGTCAGGTGTAACGCCAGCCGGGATTATTGATAGGTATCGCCTCATTGATCTGCATCTCCTTTAAAACTACTGTATATAAAAACAGTAAAAAGGAGTGCAGATCATACCCCGCCAATCAGACATTCACAGCGCATTTGTCGCTGCAGTACAGCAAAACCCAAAGGGTTATCAGTGCCTTCATACGAACGACTTCATCCGTGAGTTGCGCACGAGAAACTGGCATTTCAGCCAGGTCGACGCCAACGAGTGGATCCAGCGCTATCAAGAGTTCTTTGTCGACAAGACGCCTGACCACAGTGAAAACCGTCTCTGGATGCTACGTAACATGGGGAGGGTTCTGTAATGGGCTTCCCTTCGCCGGCTGGCGACTATGTAGAGCAGCGGTTAACTCCGGAGCGAATCTGCGGTGTTGGCGTCGACACTCGCATCCTGGAAACCTCATCCGGCTTTGCCGTTATCGAGCCGTGCACCAGGCTGGTACAGAATCAGGTTCTGCTGATTTTATCTGGCGGCAGAACGCAGTTTGCCCGGGTAATGGGTAGGGCATTAATCACTGATGATGGTGAAGCGATCGAAGGGGAGGAGGCGGAGGAAGTTGAGGTGCTGGGGCGCGTGACGTTCTTCATCAACAGCGCGCTACAGGATGACAGGGTGGGTGATGGGTGGCATTACGCCACCTTTTCATCAAGCCAGTCCGCCCACCACTGCATCATTTCTCTGCGCTTATCGAGATACTGAGCATGGTTGTATATTCCACGCACAGATCCGCCGTTGGCATGTGCCAGTTGCACTTCAATAGCATCAGCAGGCCATTCGTGCTCGTTCATAATCGTGCTGAATTCATGCCTGAATCCATGACCGCTTTCCAGACCTTCATAGCCGATTTGTTTGATCACAAGCAATACCGCGTTCTCGCAGATTGGCTTCTTCTTATCGTTGCGCCCGGCAAAAACAAACTCTGATACTGGTTTGGTGATGGAGCTTAGCGTAGTGAGAAGTTCAACCACCTGGTCTGACATCGGGACCACATGAATTTTGCGTCCCTTCATCACACTGGCGTCGATGGTGATAATCCTGTTTTCAAAATCGACGTTCTTCCATAGCATGGAACGAAGCTCTTTCGTTCTTAGGGCTGTGTAGCGCAAAACTTTAGTCGCAATGAGCGATACGATGCTTCCTGAAAATGTTGCCAGTGCTTTGTTGAATGCAGGGATCTGGTCTGCAGGAAGAAACGGGAAGTTCTTCTTGCGGTATCCTTTCATGGCGTCTGCAAGGTCAGGTGCCGGGTTATATTTAGCCCTTCCGGTGACAATAGCGTAACGGAAAACCTCGCCGCATCTTCTGCGTGCTTTGTTGGCTCGTTCCATTGCACCGCGATCTTCAAATCTGCGGATTACTTCCAGCAGTTGCATCGGCTCAATATCCTGAATTTCAAGGCCGCCGATGATAGGTAAAATGTCGTCATCAAACATTTTTGCAAGTTCAGTTGCATAGCCTACTGACCAGACTTGCTTCTTGTGCTCGTACCATTCCTTGTAAATCGCACTAAAGGAATTGTTGTTAGACGAAGCCTTTTTCGCTTTTACCGGATCGATGCCAACCGAGATGTCTTTCCTCGCAGTCCATGCTTTATCCCTTGCCTCCTGCAAAGTCATAAGCGGATATTTTCCTACGGTCAGGATTTTCTCCTTACCGTCAATCTTGTAGCGAAGCTGCCATACCTTTTTCCCGGATACAGGGACATAAAGGTACAGTCCATTACCATCGAGAAGGCGGTATGGTTTTTCTTTCGGCTTTGCTGCTTCAATCTGCTTAACGGTGAGCATGGGTAAAAATCCGGTGGGTAAAATTATTTTATCCACTTTTTACCCGTCATGGAGTGCGGCTGTCAACGATCTGACGCGAACCATTACGAACTGTGAATCTACGGAAGGCTTGATATTCAGGGGATTTTGCGGGCTGGTACGGATGGGAGCGAACTGATAAATGGTGTCCCCTGCAG